GGAGGAATGGTAGTTAAATCCTTTAGCGGATTATATAGAGTTACTGTAGTTGCTAGTGACTTTAGTGGCGGACAGTTTACACAGGAACTAACACTTATCAGAGCGCCTAATCAAACGAATCTAGATACAGATCAAAAACCAACTGGAATAGCTAATCCAACTGAGAAGAAGCCAGCTCCAAAGGGTGAAGGTCCAGACAAGAAAAGCCATAAGTCAATGGAAACACAGATGATGGTTGATGACTTTGCCGCTGTCAAGAAGAAGCCTATTCCAATGCAAGCCAAGATAGCTGAACTCAGAGCTATGGCACTAGCAAATCAAAATCGGATAAACATTGGACAAGAACTGATAGATCAGTTTAATGCAGGTGCAGACATAACAGAAGATTTAGGTTCAGCAGTTAATTTAGCTGTAAATGAAATCAAAGGAAGATTAACATAATGGCTGGATTACCAGAAAAAAATCAAAACATAGACAGGACCAGTAAGTATACCGCTCCTGAATTTAAACCTGGTCCGTTTGAAGCTGTTGTTATAAACAATTTAGATCCTGAATTCCATGGAGCCATAACTGTACAACTAAGAAAAATGAACGAGTCGCAAGGTATTGCTTTTGCAGACGGCGAATTATATACAGCAAAATATCTGCAACCATTTGGAGGATCAACTCCTGGGTTTGGAAGTACAAAGAATACAGGATACAAAGACAGCCAACAGAGCTACGGTATGTGGATGGTTCCACCAGATGTAGGAACGACAGTATTGGTTATATTTGCAGAAGGTAATCCTAATATGTGTTACTGGTTAGGTGTTGTACAAGACAAGTTTATGAACTTTAGTGTACCGGGTCATGCCGCAACAACACTTCTTAACGAAGATGTTCCAGATAACCTAAAAGGTAAAAAGTTACCAGCAAGTGAATACAACAAAGTATTAAATCCTGGAACACAACAAGACCCTACTAGATATTTAAAACCCTATCAAAAAACATTTACTGACAACCTTGTTGCACAAGGATTGTTGGAAGATGAAACACGTGGTATAACAAGTTCAAGTGCAAGGCGTGAAGTGCCTAGTGCAGTATTTGGGATAAACACACCTGGACCTGTAGACAAGAGTCCAGGATCACCACAGGTTAAGATAGGTTCAAAGGACGACAATACAAGTGTGTTCAAGGCAAGACTTGGTGGAACAAGTTTTGTTTTTGATGATGGTAATGACAAGTACCTAAGAAAAAAATCTGCAAGTGAAGGAGCCCCTGACTATGCAGACGTGAACCAAGGTGAACTGGACGGTCAAAGAGATCTATTGCACAACGAACTTGTGAGATTGCGTACACGTACAGGACACCAAATACTTTTACACAACACGGAAGACTTGATATATCTAGGAAATGCTAGAGGTACTGCCTGGATAGAATTAACATCAGATGGCAAGATTGACATATTTGCACAGGATTCAATCAGTATGCACACAGCAAATGATTTTAACCTTACAGCAGACAGAAACGTTACAATAGAAGCAGGTGCTAATCTAAGCCTAAAAGCATCAGGAGATTATGTTGGAGACAAGATTCTCAAAGGAAGAGTACAGATAGAATCAAACAAGAATACAAATATACTAGTGGGCGGTAGCACCAAGATTACAACAACTTCAGACTTTGATATAAACACAGGTGGAGCAAACAAACTTACAGCAGGCGGAACTACTGATATACTCAGCGGAGGCAACCATACAGAAACCGCTTCCGAAATCCATATGAATGGACCGCAGGCGGCTACGGCCGCTACCGCGTCCGCTCTGTCCGTACATCGCGTACCTGGTCACACAACACTTGGTGTTCTTTCACAACGTTCACCACAAGCTGAACCTTGGACACACCATGAGAATTTAAACCCGTTAGCATTTAAAATTGCACTTACAGATAGGGATTTAGTGACTACAGTAGCAAATCCTTTACCAACACCAACCACAGCTGATGTGTTTAAAAAGGAATTCAAAGCATAGGTAAATATTGTTATGGCAGACTTATATAAAAAAATTACAGTACCATCAGGAGTAAACCAGCAACCGGTTACTACTAATCGTGCCTATAAGGGTACAAGTACAGTTAATCCTGATAATAACAGCAAAAGGCTGTTTGACATAGGACTTATTAAACAAGATTTATTGAATCACTTCCACATTAGACAAGGTGAGAAGCTGATGAATCCAGAATTTGGAACAGTGATATGGGACGCAATACATGAACCTTTAACAGAGGATATGAAAGAAGCCATTGCAAAGAACGTTACACAGGTCGTAAACAGCGATCCACGTATAGCTGTTTCTAGTATAGTAATTGATTCGTATGAGAGCGGAATAATAATTGATGTTGATTTGATGTATTTGCCATACAATATTTCAGAAAAACTGAGGTTGACTTTTGATGAAGAGTCAGGCTCTTATTAAGTACGTACTTTACGGATTACAATAAATAGTAATATTAAGGAAAGCAAATGTCGTCAACAAATAGACAAAACAGATTATTGTTAGCTGAAGATTGGAAAAAGGTCTATCAGTCATTTAGAAATGCAGAATTTAAGTCGTATGACTTTGATAATCTGCGTCGTACAATGATCAACTATATACGACAAAATTATCCAGAAGATTTTAACGATTATATTGAATCAAGTGAGTACCTTGCATTAATTGACCTTATAGCTTTCCTAGGTCAAAATATTGCTTTCCGCGTAGATTTAAATGCTAGAGAAAACTTTTTAGAGTTAGCTGAACGTAGAGAATCAGTTTTACGTTTAGCTAGGCTCTTATCATACAATCCAAAACGTAATCAAACAGCAAACGGATTGCTTAAATTTGAAAGTGTCAGTACATCAGAGGACATAGTTGATTCAAATGGTACTAACCTATCAAACCAAACAGTTTTATGGAACGACCCTGCAAACACAAACTGGAGAGAACAGTTTGAAAAAGTTTTAAATGCGGCATTGCCAGTAAACAGCATTGTAGGTAGACCTATCAAAAAAGATACTGTTGAAGGAGTACCAACATACCAATACAGATTTGATGCAAGTAATACAGATGTTCCTGTTTATACTTTTAGTAAAAACGTTGACGGAAAGAATTTACAATTTCAAGTTGTTTCAACAGATGTTAATAACGGTGTTATATCAGAAGAAGCACCACTACCTGGAAACAGTTTAGGATTTTTATATCGAGATGACGGAAGAGGACCTGGAAGTTCTAACACAGGATACTTTTCACATTTTAGACAAGGTACATTAGATACAGGTACTTTTAATATTACATCTCCTAGCACGAATCAAACAATAGGACTTGAAGCAACTAACATCAACAACACAGATGTTTGGTTATACAGATTAAACTCAATTGGGGCTGAGGACGAAATTTGGTCAAAGGTTGATTCAACAGAAGGTAATAACATTGTATACAACAGTATAAGAAAAAATGTTAGAAACATCTTTGGAGTATTAAGTAAATCACAAGACTCAGTTGATTTAATTTTTAGTGATGGTACGTTTGGTAACTTACCACAAGGAAACTTTAGAACATATTATAGAACAAGTGTAAACGATCAATACAATATTGTTCCAGCAGATTTAGTTAACATCACTGTGTCAATACCTTACACATCGAAAACAGGCAATCAAGAAACACTTACGATTGCGTTGGAGTTAAAATATACTGTTGACAATGCAACCATTTCAGAAAGTAATGCAAGTATTAGACAGAATGCTCCAAGTACATATTACACACAGAACAGAATGGTTACTGGAGAAGACTATCAAGTAAGTCCTTTAGGAATCAGTCAAGAAATTATTAAAGTAAAAAGTGTAAACAGAACTTCAAGTGGTATTTCAAGATACTACGATTTATTAGATGCTACAGGAAAATATTCTAGCACCAACTTATATGGTGCTGACGGCGTCATTTACAAAGACTCTTACACAGATAAAACATCTTTTACGTTTAGTACTAAAACAGACGTACAGGGCGTTCTAGTAAACACTATAACACCAATATTAAGCCAGAAGCAAATGTTGAATTATTATTTGACTAACTTTCCTAAGACGCTTGTTGCTGACTTGGGTGCAAAATGGTCAAGTAAAACTACAACAACAAATCAATCTACAGGATCATTTGTTGATGCAAATAGTACATCATTACAAGTAGGAAGTTTTACTGCCAGTGCATTAAAATTTATTGAACCAGGCACACTATTAAAATTTGTTGCACCAACAGGAAAACATTTCATGGCAAACAATAGTCATGCTTTAATGACTGGAAATCCAGATCATCCTAATGCAATAACTTACAAATGGGTAAAAGTTGTAAGTGTTACTGGAGATGGAAGAACAGACAACACAGATGGCACAGGACCAATTATATTAAATGACATAATTCCTTCAGATGCTGTTTTATCAGAATTAAAACCTAAGTTCAGTAAAACATTGTTAACTGATGTACAGTCACAGATTACAGATCAAATATTTGCTTACAAAACATTTGGTTTAAGATATGATAGTGCATTAAGACAATGGCGTATGATTACTGCAACTAACTTAGATATTTCAAGCAATTTTAGTACAGGTAAAACAGGTGATGTTACAGATCAAGCATTAGATTCAAGTTGGCTAGTATTATTTGAAACAGACGGTGAAAAATATACAGTTACTTCAAGAGCACAACGATACGTTTTTGAAAGTAACGAGGAAATTAGATTTTACTATGATAGTACGAGCAAAATATTTGATAACAGAACAGGTAAAGTTATTAAAGACAAAATTGCAGTATTAAGTATTAATACACAACCAGATAGTACAAGTCCTTTTACAATAGATTATCCATGGGAAATATCTAAAGAATATAGAGACGGAGACGGATACATTGACAGTAAAAAAGTTGAAGTAAGTTTTTATGATTCAGACTCTGATGGAGTTGTAGATGATCCTGAAACGTTTATTGCACTAGTTGATGAAACAACTAATCCTTTAACAAAATACGTTTTCTTGGAAAAATATACATCATCAGATGGTATTGATGACTACAAGTATATGGATAATAGTTCTGGTAGTGTACTAGTAAAACAAAGTGAAAGTCTTGTTGGTGCATTAAGCACATACACAGATGGCCAGGTATTTTACCTAGTTACTGAAGACGTATTTAAAGTATACAGCTCGACAGCAGGCACACTATCATTAACAACTGATTATAAAGCATACATAGGTAGGAGTGGACTTAAATTCCATTACGTTCATTCAGCAGATGATGACAGCAGAATTGATCCAAGTTCAAGTAACTTAATTGACAGTTACTTACTAACAAGAACTTATGATACAGAGTTTAGAAGATATCTAGATGGTACAGTTTTAAATAAACCTCTACCACCTAGCAGTGACAATCTGTTTAACAACTACGGTTCTGAAATTAACAAGATTAAATCTATCAGTGATGACGTAATTTACCACCCGGTAAAATATAAAGTTTTATTTGGATCAAAAGCAGATGCTCAAGTACAAGCAAACATTAAAATAGTTAAGAATCCAGATCAGGTTGTTAACGATAACGATATTAAGGCAAGAGTTATTTCAGCAATGAATGGCTATTTTGCTTTAGAAAATTGGGATTTCGGTGATACGTTTCATTTCTCAGAGATGGCTACTTATATTATGAACGAAGTTGCACCTGATCTAGTAAACATTGTAATTGTTCCTAAACAAGACTCTCAAGGATTTGGAAGTCTTTACGAAATCAAGTCAGAAGCAGATGAAGTTTTTGTTAGCGGAGCAACAGTTGACGATGTAGCAATTATTGATGCAATTACGGCAAGTAAATTAAAAGCATCAGGAAATGTTCTTACATCAACAGCTACTACGTCAAGTGGTGTTACAAGTGGATCTAGTTATACAGCGGCATCAACAGTTTCAAGTTCAAGTTCTTCAAGTTCAAGTAGTAGAAGCTCTGGGAGTGGTTATTAATGGCATATGATGATAATCAAAACGAATATCCTTTACCGGCTGGAACATCAGACACTAGCCGTACTAGGACC